CTGCATAGAATTATTAAAAGTAGCCAAGACCTCGGGGGGCAATCCTACACGATTCACTGGTTGCGGCAATGGTAAGGGCTTGTTCGGATCGAAGTCAGCATAGGCTTTATAAATTAAGACCTCTGCTTGCTGGGGTGTTGTCCAAGCATCAATTGAGTCCTCTGCCGTTGGTAATGCTTCCTCAGCAATCATGAACTTATGCTGAACCATATTTTCAAAGTCATTGCCGATTACTTGACCTGTGAAATTAGTAAGGCGTTGTAGTCCCTCTGCATGATAAACATAGGGCTTAGTAAATTGCTCCATATTGGAATTATCTTCGTCTTGAATGACGACTGAATCGCCATCGACAAAGATAATATTGTTATGCTTATAGAGGGTGTCTTTTGCTTCTAATATCTTAGTTTCCATCACTGTAGAACGCTTAATATGAACGATGTTTGTTGTGCGTTCCTCAATTATTGCTGGTGCCTGTTCAATGTGGCCTGCTGCAATCCATGCTTCTAGTTCTTTCTTATATTTTTCTTTAGTCATTACCTGATGATTAGCAAGCAATACAATGTCTTTCTTCGTCCTAACTTTCTCATAATAATGCGCCAGTATAATGACATACTGGTCTTGGTTCCTGAACGACCAATTAAACATGTTCTCAAACTTTGTGAATTGTAATTGTTTTACTGGTATTTTTGGGTAATCCCTTTTAAATTGTTCCCTGTCCATTGGGAATATTTCAGCGTACCATTCAGCATCAGATTTAGTTACTTCCTTAGCGGATGGGTCGAATACAGTCATTGTGGGATTATAAGTTTTACGTACCCTTATTACCTGGTCAAAGCTCATCTCATCTTCATATTCAGCCTCGTATTTAATCTGGCTATAACCACCTGAGAGAGAATCACGGTATGTATTATATTGCACATTTTCTTTCTTAGCTTCATCGAATATGTATCGTAAATGGCCGTCTACAAATTCAATGACTTGCGGGTCGACTTTCTTGCCTGCTTTCGCTGATACCTCGATAGAGGGTTCTTGCTTGCTGAACTCACCACACTGTCTTGAGAGTGGTGCATTGACTATATTGAACTCAAGAACTGGTCTTTCTCCCTCATTGAGTGCTGCCTCATCATTAGTAGTGATGGCAGTCTTGAAGACAAACTTTTGAAACTTATGGAATTGCTTAGAGTTAGGTTTCCAGTAGAGCACACCGCGCTCAATATTGGCCTTAATACGTTTTAACTCAGTCTGTTCGTCTTTCTTATCATCTTTTATATCGACAATACCGTATGTCATTTTGTTCTTCCATGAGTTAGATGATACATTATAGCTTAAGTTTTATACAGGGTCTAGCTCATTTGCTATTAAATTTATCTTCTAAACGTCTTATATTATCTTCTGAAACTAAATTAGGTTGCTCTAAAAAATCTATAATACTTTTCTTTCCAGTTAATGCATCATAACTTAATTGAAGTTTTAAAGATGAGAAAACTGTTTCACAAAGTGATGTTATTTTATCAATTTCTTCTAGTTCTATGGAATGATTTTCTAGTTTTTCCAAAGATAATAAAAGATGTTTTCGCACTTTATCTATATGATCGAATTTCATTTAAAAGTTTTTCCTTCTTTCTTAATTTTCGTGTTTTTCTTTTTGATATCAGAATAGCAGTTTTTAACAATATCATTGATTCTGGAATATCTTTAATTTTGATATTTTTAATTGAATTTCTTATTAATTGTTTAATATAGGGTTTTTTCATATTTAAAACTTGATCTTTAAGATAACTTTGTGTAATTTTTTTATATCTTCCACCATATTTGTCGTAATATCTTTTATTTGCAATATATCTGCATCTTTTACATCTTAAAGTAATTTTTCCACATTTTCTTTTTTCTATCCTTATTTCATCATCTGATAGACTTCCATGAATCTTGCATATCTTCATATTTATAGTATAGCTTAATTTTTATACAATATCTATTTCAAATGCGTTAGACAATATAACTTAGTATGTCCGACCTTAATACAATCATTGTAATTATAGACCATCAACCATATAGAAAAGAACACAATGAGTGTTATACAAGATGCTAACAGCATAATGCATAAGCCGTGTAGCCATGGGTTCATCTATCTTCCTTCAATAAATTAACCAATAGATTATATCGCTTATCTCTTTCATCTGCGCAGGGGAAATATTCATATCGTATAATAGGTGGGATGCCTTGATGACGATTCTCAGGTGAGATTGTAGCTTTGATGCGAAAGTCGCCATCCTTCACTATTTCTTTTGGATAACACATCATGCCGCTAAAGGGGATCAGTTTCAAATTTAATATCCTTAAACTTTTTTTTACTAGTTTCTGAGAAATTATGCATATTTAATAAATATTGCAACTCCGCTTTCTGACGCTTCTCATTGGCTAGTATTCTTTCTCTAATTTCAGGTATACGAAAATACATATCAGATATTATACCTGATAAATTATCCATATAATGATACAAATCTATCAATTCTCTCGAGGGTAATTTTTTGCATATTTTCTTTAAATCTCTAATAGATATGATTGTTTCACCATTTATTATTATTTCAATTTCCATCTTCGCATTCCGTTATAACAATCTCAAATTTAAGTTTATGCTTAGATAAGTCAGACCTCTTAGCAAGCACATGTGCTGTATTATATTTTAACTCAGAGAATATGCTACTTAAGAACCTATCGCATAACCATTTTTCAGCACAACCGTCTGGGATGTGAGTGGCATTACGTAAAGCGCATATTAGTGGAGTTATCTTGATTGGTTCCATCCTGTAATTTCCTTTCCGCTATTACTATTTCATCAAGTAAAAAGTCACGTGTAGCTTCAACCTCCTGTAATTTTTCTTTTAGTTCATATATATCAAAATTTGGGAAAACTTTGTAACACAATTCACGCATAGCTGCATTTAATGATAGATACACAACATACCCGTTTAATTCAGTTATATCTTTTAAAGTAAATGCACAATTATACCAATCATCTTTCATTATATCGCGCATCATTATTTTAATATATTCAGTGCCGAAACTATCAGTACCTATTTCACTTTTGAGTTCTATCATCTATTTCTCCTTGCCTTCTTTCTAGCAACAAACTTGCTCATCACTCTTTTAGATTTATCTTCTGTCTCTTTCTGCGCACTACCTGATTGCCTAATGATTAACTTACGCACTAATGCTATATCAATTCCAATTTGTAGTGTGTCAGCAATATCATCTCTTGCATGTGTATTATTGGCTGTGATCTTGCTCATGTGCTTAATCACTTTAACATTGTGCTTACCATAGCGTGGTAATGTTATTTGTCTGCTTGATACAAATGGCTGCATCTTGATAAACCTGTCTGTTTTGCTTCCATCTGCTACCGAACGCTCAACATCAATCAATGTGAGTCCTTGTCTTGCTTTGAGTAATGATAAAAGTGTTGTGCCAGTAGATTTTTTTTCGATTGCTGAGGCGGTAGGCTTAACAGAATGACGAAGACAACTACTGTAAAAATCCATAAACAGAGATTCAAGGTCTTTTGGCTCAACCCACTCTTCGATGCAATCCAACCAATGAAGCCCATATAAATCAAGATCAATCCCTTCGTGTTTAAGCTTATACAATCCAAAGAAGCTCATCGCAGTTGCATCATTATATTGCTTTTCTGTTTCTGCGCCATCAAAAGTTAAAAATGTTGCGAGTATTTCTGGCTCTTTATCTAATGTCTCAAACCATTCTTCTTTGAATAATGAACCGCCTGCTGGTGTTGGCTCTTGCTGATATTGTGAGTAGTAAACATAAGGCTGCTTCTGCTGCATGATTAATAATTTAGACTTTGGCATCACCTCTGGATAGAGGGCATTACCTCGTTCGTCTAGTGCCTGCAAGTTTACATGTTTCCATTCCATCCCGTCCGCACCATCGAGTAAGTGCGCCTGCAAATCATCTTCATGAAGCCTATGGCCTATGAATATAATAGGCACATTTACGCTGCGTAATCGTGTCTCAATAGTCTCAAAGTAATTTTGATGCACCTTTTCACGTATCGTATCGCTGTGTACTTCATCGGGTTTATGTATGTCATCGATGATGAGCGCGCCGCTAAACCTACTCTGCCCTGGTAGTCCTGCATCACGACCTACTATTGAGCCTTTTGCGCCAAATGCGGCTACTGCACCACCTGCTGTCGTCTCAAAGAAGTCTTTAGCTGATTGGTCACGCCGTAAATGCACATTGAAGAGCTGGCGATATTCTTTAAGCTCCATTAGCTTTTTAACGGTATGAGTGTGTGATGCTGCAAGGTCATATGAATGGCTAATATATAGAAACCTGCAATCTGCATACCATGCAAAACAATAGGCAATGAATGACTGACACAATGTAGTCTTGCCAAAACCAGGTGGAATTGTAATCATGAGCCGCTGCGTTTTGAGAAGAAACACATCAGTTAATTCCCTGCAAATTGTTAACGCGTGCGGCTCACGATGCATTGGATTGCTTATGATATATTCGCGGTGCGTGTGAGTTTCATAAAAAAATCTGTTGAATGCGAGGAATGAACTAAGTAACTTAGCGCCTACGTCAATCAGCTTTGATTCTGGGTCTTGAGACATTTATCGGCAAGTTCCTGCATTTTTGCTAACGCTTCGTTAGCTTTATTTAACACTGCTTCATTATCTACTTCTTGATTCTTATTACCATAAATCTTAGGTGCTAGTTGTGCGGCTAGCCATTTACGAGTATCTACCCTTAATCGCGCACGATTTATTGCTTCACTATCGCAA